ATCGAACGGAGCTAGAGCCCCGTCAACCGAACCCCAAACCCAAGGCAAGGCGGCATGAGCCGCTAAGAACGTGCTTATTTCCATCTCGGCCACACAATTGTTTTGTCTTCGAGAAGGTAAACGCGCTCGCAAAAGCGATCAGGGTTACCCGTTGGGTTCAAGACTTTAGAGCGCGCTTTTTGATCAGGATCAGAAAGAACAGCGCCGTTTTTGATTCGTCGGAGCGTAAAACGGTTGGTGCATTCGAGAACAATGTTAGAAATGATTTCTTCATCTTCGGAATAGTCTTCAAATATTACGTTATCGATTCGACCTGTGAATTTGGTTTCAGGTTCCCCTATAGGTCTATCTTTTTCGTTGCAATTCTGAATGTAGATACGAACACGAGCATTAATGATTTCATCGTTATTGTAACTCAACCAAACAGGTTTGGAGATGTTAACGCTTACTCCCATAAGCGCGAGGTTGAGGGTAAAAGCATCGCCGTTCATGGCCTGCTCTATAGCGTCAAGACCATCGGTTAACTCGCAACCTTGCCAAATGTTTCCATCGCTATCAGGCCAAGGACCAGAAGCATCGATAAGTCGATCAATAGCTCCTGAAGGCCAGTCCATGCGAACTAGAATAGCAATGCTACTCATGCTGTAGCTCTCCTATTCCATTCCGCCACATCTTCTTTGAAATTCAGACTGAAGGTATCAATACCGCCAGCGCTAAAAGACCGATCCATTTCTCTATCAGTTGCAAGGTTTACAAGACAGGTAGGAAGATCGAATTCAAGCAAAGCGCCAGCGGGAATAACAGCGCGAGCCGCAGGAAAAAGTGAAACAGTCCAATCGTTACCGTCTATGTTAGATGCAGCTCCCGTTTCATATAAAGCGTGCTCATAGGAAAAATTTACTCCTGAAAGATCAGTAATATTATAGATAGACTTAAGAGTTATTTCTGTATCCCCTATAGCTACGGCATTTACATTTTCAACAACGATACCAGCTTGAAGAAAATAACTTCCGTCCGAATGAGAAGCGCCATCCGAATAAGGAACTCGTATCTTACCGCCTTGCCCCGCGCCAATAGCCCAGGAGGAAACTCCGTAAGCCCAAATAGGAACCGCTATGGTTCCAACTCGTCCGCCGCAATGTTGGCGAATGATGTTCCATAGTCGACGTTTATTTTCGTTGTCTAGTACGATGTTATCGTAAGAGATATCCCAACGTCCACGATCAGTCTTTGTAACGCTTTCAATACCTCCCATAGAAACCCCTCCCGAACGCGAGAAGGGTATAATATCGGCCTTGCAAGAAGCAGGACGCATGATTGAATGAGGCCAAACAATTACCGGACCTGACATTTAATCCATCCTATGATCGCCACCGCGCGTGGCTTTATGGTTATCGACTGTAGAAACAACTTGCTTGTTAGCCTTCTCAACCGATTGACCGACAATGGAAGGCGTCATAGCGCGAACAGTCTCGGCGCTTGATTGCTGGGCTGTTGCTGTAATCCATTGGCTATCGGCTGCAACCTGAATAACAATCGGTCGCTCAGCGTTGTTGCGATTACCGCCATGAGCGCTAACGCCAAGGCGACCATCGGGGCCACGTTTGAGAGGAAGAATGCCCTCCGGGCCTGCTTCTCCCATTAGGCCGGCTCCGTTAGCCATCGGAAACATTGTCGGTTTATTGACAATGCCGCCGCGAGCAAATGGAACAACGCGACCAGCGTTTATAGCCCCGCCGTTTTTCATCACGGGGAAGAAGCTTGAGCCCATAAAACTATCGAAGATTCCTGAAGCGGTTCCGCTGGCTCCCCCTCCGAATAGATTGCCAAGGAGCCCGCCAAGTCCCCCGCTTCCACCACCGCCGCCTTTACCCAAGAGCGCATCGAACGCGCCATCGAGGGCGAAATCCATAAGCTTATCGGCAATACGTCCTAGCGCTGTTTCAGCGGCATCGGCGAGCGAAGTCCAAGCATCCTTGCCCTCCCTTAGCCCGTTCATAAGTTCGGATGCAAAGCCCTTCGTTCCTTCCTTACCTGCGTTGACCACTTTAGTATATTCTTGGGTCTTGCCCTGAGCTGCGGCAATAGCTGCAGCGCCTTCATGAATCGAAGCAACCTGCTCAGGGGTAAGCTCTACGCCCGCGCGCTTCTGACGGTTGATCTCTTCGAGCGCGATAGCGTAAGCGTTTGCCGCCTCCTTGCCCATGAAGAGCGAATTACGTTCGATCTCCTGGGCCGCTACAAAGTCTCTGGACCTGTTAGCAAAGTCAGCAGTAGCATCCGCAGCGGCCTTGGTCGCGTCGGCTTTGGCTTTCAGCTCCATAGCCTCAGCAATGGCCGGCGCGGCTGCGGTGCCGACATTCATTTGAGCGCGACGAATATCGTAATCGAGCTGAATACGTTTTTGCTCCGCGACCTGCCCCGCCGCTCCCGCAAGCTTGTTCGTTAGCTCCGTCTCAAGTTTGAGATTGTTGAGGGCCGTTGCATCGGTAAGAGCTTGGCGAGCATCAAAAACCCTCAGGTTCATATCGCCAGTTTTACCGTGCTTGGCTTCAGCCATGGCCCGATTCATGGCGAACGCACCTTGCTCGACTTTCGACATAGCCGCAGCAATGCCGTTCAATTCTTCCTGAAGACCAGCGCCGGCCGATGCGGCTCCTCTACCAGCGCTGATTTTTGCACCAGCTGCACCGATACGCTGCATAGCGCGATCATAACGCTCGACAAGAATATCCATAGCCCCTTGAGCGTCTTCGGTAGAAGCGCCAACATTCTTCATTTGCCAATCGAGCATCGCAGCGGCAATGGTTGCTTCGCGCATGGCTGCAGCCCCCTTACCGACTGCAGCGGCAAGAAGTTCCTGCTTCTGGGCTTCAAGCTCCTTGGCCTCAACCATTTCAAGAACGGTTTGGACCTGGGCTCTATCGACAAGAGCATCGGCAGCGGCTTTCGAGGGAGCCCCGCCAGTATCAACAAGAGCTTTCGAACGAGCTTCCATAGCTTTTTGAAGCGCGTTCATACCTGAAGCATTCTGACTATCGATAAGAGTTAGCTTGCGCCACATCTTCTCGTAATCGCTTGCAACGCTTTCCATTTCGACGCGAGTTTTGCGAAGGCCTTCCTCAAACTGATAAATTCGATTAGCTACTTCTTCAGCGGGAAGATTACTCAACCCGCTATTAAGAGCCGATAGACCTTCGGTAAAGATTCGCTCCTGTTCCGAAAGCTGGCGAAACTTTGTCTCAATAGGGTCAAGAGAATTAGCAAGCTTTGCAGCTTCAAGGATTTGCTTACCCATAAGCTCAGTACGCGCAATCTCCGCGTTGACGTTGTTCGATACGTCTGAAGCATTGGGATTAAGCCCTGGCGTAGTCCAACGATTGACTGCTTCGAGAGCCTTAGAAAGCCCCCAAACTGCAAGTTGATATTCATTTACAAGCGGAACCAGATGAGAATAACGCTGAATTAGCTCAGTAGCGTTATTCTTGATACCCTCGAAAACAGCGGCCGTGCTCTTCGGCATTGCAGCGAATTTCTTATTTACTTCATCCTGTTGCTTAAGCAAAGCATCGAATACCATTTGCCCGCTTACGCGACCTTCTTCCACCATGAGCTGAAGGTTATTCTTCGAAACGCCAAGGCCGCGTGCAATAGCGTCTGCGATACCGGGAACGTTGGCGAGAATGGTCCGCAGCTCAGCCGCAGAAACCTTGCTCTCCGTAAGCATCTTGGCGATTGCCCCCTGGGCAGCCGAACTTTCGCCGGACGTAGCCCCGCCAAGCTGAGAGAGCTTTTCAACGGTACTTGCAACGCTCAGCATGCTTCGCGCGGTTTGGCCCAGGGAGGAACCGGCGCGAGCAAAGGTAACCGCGCGCTCCGTAGCAGCGGCGATGCTAATGCCGGCATCGCTAGCAAATTTCGCGATATCAGAATAATAGCCAACCGCTTCAGAGCGTGCGCCCGTAAGAGACTGAAGGCGACGAAGCTCGATCTCATGTGCATCAGAGAGAGCAGCTATCTTAACAACCAAGGTACCGTAAACAACAGCAACGCCAGCAATCGCGCCGGCAAGCATTACCATTCTAGCTGCAGCCGCAAGCGCCGCGCCTTCAGTCATGGAGATTGCTTCAGCGGCTTGGGTAGCGTCGCGCGTAACTCCGTTCAAGCGAGGATAAACTACGTTGCTACCCCCACCGCCAGCGGGAGGGGTTGGGGTAGTAGGAGGAGGGGAACCCCAACCTCCTTTAGGAAGATTATAGATAGCGTTACGCTTACGATCTGATGCGGCCTTAGCTTCGGCAGCCGCGAGATTAGCAACGCTCTTAGTAACGGCATCGTTACTGTTCGCAAGCTTCATATTCGAAGCCAGCACGGCTGCATTGTTTTTTGAAAGGGTAAAGGCGCTAGAGGCTGCCGATTTATAAACAGCATCGGCAGCGCTAAGCGCCTTGGCAGTCAAATTCGTGTCGTTGGCGACCTTGCCGGCAGCTCCCGCAACTTCGTTGAGGGACTTTGTTACCTTATCGGCAGCTTTCTCCGTCTTCTCAGCCGAAGCCGGCAAATCTTGACCAAGAAGTTTATCGGCCTTCTCAAGCTCTTTACTTTCAACGGCAAAGCCCAGGGAAGCAATGTCAGCCATTTGGTTTATCGCCCTCTTTGTCGTCTTCAGCTTCTTGGTTCTTTTTTACTTCGGCAAACCAAGCGGATCGGTAAGCCTTATCAAGTTCATAAAGAACTTGTATTTCATCCGTAAAGAGGCCAGCCCCTAAACTCTCGCTCCAAGCGATAAAAGTCTGAGGCAGAATAGAATCGGGATGGCCTTCGGAGTTATGGGACCTGAAAGAAGAGAGTTGCCAGAATAAATCCAGCAACTCATCTCCTAATTCAAGGTCTTCAGGATCGGGAACAGGGCTCTCAATGCTGAAACGTTCGTTCCTCTCGCGCCGGGTTTCGCCTTTTGCGTCCGCCATATCGTAGCGGACGGCAATCGCTATTCGTCGGCAGAGCCCTTCTTTGACCCCTTGGTAAAATTTGCGATATCCTCAGCGGCCTCCACAACCTGTCCGAAGAGCCAACCTTGCTCGCGCATAATCTTGGCGGCAGCCTTCATGGAATAAACAGGAACCTCACCATCGTAGGTATTCGGTTCCTTGGTTTCAGGGTCAACGCCCCAATCCCAAGAGACAACATACGAGGCGGCTTTTTCGATAGCCTGCTCTTCGAGCTGTTCAGCCTTCATAGGCTTTCCGCGATTGCGACGCTCGATGTTGCTGTTGCTATGCTTGCGAAGCAACTGCTTTCCGACTTCCGAAAAAGCCGAACGAATGACGATAGAGATACCCGTAGGCTTGTCAGTCGCCGGATCAACGACGTTCAGCGTATGAGTGTCTTCGTATGCAACGCGCTTTGAGAAATCCATTTTGTTTGCCCAGGAGGTTTGAGAGAAGGAGGGGAGAGCCGAAGCCCTCCCCTTAGTTCAAGGTGCTTGTCTCGATTACGCCGCGAGGATCGAACCGGCAGAGTTGGCCGCAGTCGAATTGCCAGCGCCGTTGACGGCGGTAACGACAACACGGATGTTGTCACCAACATCGCCAACAACGGGAACATACGTCTTGCTCGTTCCAGCAGCGGCAACGTCGGCATAGGTCCCGTTACCTGCAGCGTCGTGTTGCCACTGGTACGTGTAGGAAGTCGGATTGTTGAGCCAAGTCCCTTCGTAAGCGGTAAGGGTTTCCCCAACTTCAACAAGACCGCTGATCGCCGGAAGGGTCACAACAGTCGGAACAACGTCGGCCTCAGGCGGAACGGTGATCTGCTTCTGGTTTCCGCCGAAGGTAAACACGAGAAGGTCGAAATCCTCGTTACGTCCATTCTGATCGACGGGGCCAACAATGACGCCGCGATTGTAGAGAATGGTGTTCGTATAGTTCGAAGCCGGCTTGTCGTTCTTCTCGATCTTGATTGCATACTGGAAATTCGTATCGGCAGCCGCGCGCAAAGCGATCTGCCCAGCGTCGGTGTCGTTGCGAGCCATCTCGAAAGTAGGATCGCCCGCGTTCGAAATACCCTTGCTCTTCTGGGTGACTGCGGTTTCAAGCTCATCATAGTTGACGAGATTGGTGTTCGTACCCGTCTCGCCAATCATGCCGACATTGGAAACGGGAACCCAAGTCAGACCTTCAAACTCGGACTGAGTAAGGTTGCTGGGCTTGGGCGTAACGCAGATATAAAGCTTGCTGCCCTTGTTGGTATTCGCCATCGCTGGCACTCCTCTTCGTTGTTGAACTTAAGCGTTTGCCTCGTAGAAAACGCTAACGGGAACGTCCCACGAAACATCGTTAGAAATCGCGCTTGCCACATCGACTTTAACGATTGATACCTTAACCCCATCTTCAAATAGGGCTAAGTCAGCGGGAAAGTGGGCCGCAACCAATCCCGCCAATTCCAATGGTTCTTTGCGTCCCTTATTCTTGGGATACGACACTCGAATTTGAAGAATGCCTTTGCGCTGCCTTGGCTCCGAACCCTTCAGCGAATATCGGAAACTTTCGTTCGGCATATGGTCAACAGCAAGGTAAGGCAGGAAGCCATTCGCATCGCTTGGGCGAGTAAAGTTCGAATTCGGCCAAGCAATCGAAGCAACCGGAACTAGCCCAGGAGCCAACCCTTCAGCTCGCTTAATCAATGCGCGTTCAATGTTGCTCTCAACTGTTGCCATTGCGCGCCTCAACCCTTGCTTTGATTTTCAAGATACTTTCACGAACGATTTGAGGCCAACGTTGAGCGGTTAGACGCACAAACCCGTTGCCCTTCTGGTTATACGTTCGCCCTAAGCTATCTTCTCCGACAAAACCGTATTCCATACGGCGAGCGTAGACGGCCTGAAACCCTAAGTAGATTGTTTGACCGATGTTCGCCTTGGCTATGGTTAGCTTTATGTTATCGCTACGATCCTTGAAGTCCTTGGCGTTGGTATTGATCGTAGGCATTTCAACGGTTGAAATTATCAAAGAGCGGCGAAGGTTTCCGGTATCGACCGGCATATTGCCGCCATGACCTTTATCTTTACGAACTTCGTTAGCAACTGTTTGAGCGCTATCGCGAAAAACCGCTGTAAGCCTTCCTTGGTTCCCGCGAGCCCATTTAGTAACTTTCGCAGTAAAGGCTTTAGCCATCAGACAACTCCAGCGCTGAAATCGATATCGATCTCCTCATCGCAACGACAATTGATGATCTCCTCAGGTCCAGCGCCTAAGCTGGGATCGAGAGGATGCAAAAGCTTTTGCCCTGAAGGGGTCATGAACGGGGAATTCAAACCGTAAACCGTTTGCCCATCCATTTCCTCGTGGCTATGGCGCGTTCTCTTATCTCTGGTTGCGCGCCAAGTGCGAGAAATATCAACATCGCTATAGTTAGTTTTATCAATACCTTGCCTGAACGCTTCATGAGCTGCAGCATGAACCGCGCGGCCTGTTTCGGTTCGAGCTACGTTGTTACTCCTGAGAAGAATAGAAGCATCGACATAACGCCCGTACATGCGGTTAACGTCCGCAATGCTCAACTTCTTACCTGCCTTGATCGCCGCTACAATGCTCGCATCAAAGCGCTTATCTCTAAGCTCCATCCCAAGAACCTTCCTCATTTCGGAAGGGTCGCCAGAGAGCAAACGGTTTCGAAGGTTGAGCGCCGCTTTCGCCTGGGGTTCGCTCATGCCCAAGACCCCGCCCATTCTCCTTCCGGTACGCACATCGACGCGGCCGGCAAGGTCCAGGGCAATAGAGGCAGGTCCCATACCCTTCGAGTAACCATCGAGAACAATAGCGCGGGCCGCTTGAATGGTGTCCTGAGTAACGAGCGTAATACGGTTGCCGGCAATATCGGCTAGCTGGCGTTCGGCTCTCCGATTCGAAACGTCAAAGCGAACGACAACTAGGTTGCCTTGACTATCGGGAAGCTTCGGAATCTTCTTGGCGGCAATGTCCCCGCCGCCATTGTAAGCAGCCGTTATAGCGGTTCGATACGGCGTGAAAGCTGCGGCGTCTATATGAAGCGCTCGAAGAGCTGCCTCAACGTCTTCCCCGCGAAGGGCTTTCGTTACCTCACTTAATTTCAACTCTGAGGTAAGGTTATCGATGCTAGCCTGAAACGCCCTCCTTACGTTCGGCTCCATTCTATCAATCCAAGCCCTCAGCTCCTTACGAAGCTTTACAGCATTCGCGCTTTGGTTGGATACAAGCTTGAGGGTTGGACGAGCCAATTTAGAACCCGTTTGCTACGCGATGAATAAGCTGCTCTTCGGCCGTCGCGCGGCGAATGTCAGAGCCAAGCTCAACGCAGATTCCGCAAGAGAGCTTATAACCAACAAGCTTAGGCTTATCGTCGCCATAGGCACCCGCCCATTCATAGCCGGCAACGCGCGTCAAAATTCCATAAGGAACATAGACGACGTAAGAGCCTTCTTGAAGCTGATCGGCAACATCCATTTTAAGCCCCAATGAAAACGTTGAAGGCGACGGGAATACCGGCTGCCGGCATACGAACGATCTTCTTGATCTCGTTAGGCGTTCCGTCGATTACGATCTTGTCAGTAGCCGCAGGCTCAAAGCCGGTAAGCTTCGCTTGGGTCGCTTCTTCGGTAACGAAGGTTGAGCAAAGAACAACGCGATCTTTCGCTGTTATACTTGTCCCGTCTATCTGCTTAAAGGTAACGCCGCGACAAGTCGCATCCAGAATGTACGTCGTGACGGTTTCAATACCGGGCTCAGAAGGCTCCTCTTCGTTCGGCGCGAGCGTTGTACGAACGAGTTTGATAACGCCTTGCTTGAATTCCTTCAGAACGCCAGCGGCTACGCCTTGCAACTCGGTATAGAACGCGCTCATCCCCGCACCGATTGACGAGTAAGCCCGCCGCTAGAGGTAGTTGAAACCATGAGAATCGGAGAAAGAATGCCCGATATAATCGTCATAGTCGGCTTCATGTCGAAAGCGCCGTTCGAACCTTGGAAGTATTCGACAGCAACATCGCCAACCTTGACGCTTTTCTTAATGGTCCCGATTGTAATATCCGGGCTTAGGCTATTGGGATTGGCAAGCTCGCGAACGGCTGCCTCAATGGTCGCCTGCACAAGCTCCCTGGGCAACTCATCATAAGGAAGTTCGGTAATTGGAATCAAGTTGTCATAAGCGTAGAGGCGCGGCCATTCGAGAGCTTGAACGCGGCCAGTTCGCCTTTCCCCAGGGAAGGAGTTTCGATAAGTACCGTCAATCCAAGTAGTCGCACGACGAAGAGCGCCTTCAGCTGCAGCAATGATTTCCGGCGAACCTGCAATCGGAAACAAGAGCCCACGGTTTACGGCGTAGGTATTGGCATCGGCGAGGCTGACATAGCTATCAGCATCCGCGAGCCCGTCGCCGTTTTCAACTGTTAAAGCCATCAGTGCCACTCCACATTTCGAAACTTAAGCCCAAGGTTTGAAATCAAGCGAGGGTAGTCGCAAGCAACGATGCGACCCTCGAACCAACCATAATTGCAGGGCTTAATATCCGTTAAGAATTCGGGAAGCTTCTTCGGAAGCTCGGAATCGCGAAGCGGTACAACGCGCTTTTGCAAGAGAACCATTCCGCAAGGAGAGAGCGAGATGCAAGGAGCCAACCATTTAGCAACTTCTTTTATCTCTTGGCAGTCTTCCCAATTGCGAAACTCATAGGCGTTTGAGAAAGAAGGATATTCTTCGTTATGCTCGACCTTGACGACTAGAGTAGCGTCAAGAGTGCATTCAAAAACCCTGCGATGAATGCCCTCCCCAAGCTTGGTCCCGCATAGGAGGTTAAACGCGCCTTCGAATGCTTTAGTGTGCATTTATGCCCAGGGGTTGAAGGGTTAAGGGAGCCCCCGAAGGAGCCCCCTCGCCCTGGTTACGCCTTCGCGCGATGCTTATCGACTACGTTACGAATGTCGGCCTTCAGAACCGCGTCGCCAAGATCGATCTTATTCTTGTCGGCATAGTCCTTCAGCTCCGCGACCGTCATCGCGTCAAGCTCTGCATCTTCCTTGACCTTGTTGGCGTCGGCCTTCTTCTCGCTTTCTGCACCGGCAAACGGAGCAAGAACCGGCTTACCCTCACCACCGCGAACGATGGTAACGTCGCGTTCCGGCTGCGGAGCTTCGTCACCAATTGCTTCGCGGCGATACTCGCTCTCGACGTTCGTGACATGAACGATTTCGGAGCCCTGCTTGATGACATTGACCGGCTCATAAAGGTCGCTGTGCTTCAGGATTTCTTGAGCATCGATGCTCTCGTAACCCTTAACCTCGCCGGTTTCCTTAAAACGAAGGTACTTCATTTGATTTCCCTTTCAGGGGCTAAACTCAACTTCGAAAAAGAAGGAGCAAGAGTGCTCCTCCCAATTAAATCAACCTGGGCTGAAAGGTTGAAGGGGTTCCGCTTACTTCTTGGCGAGGAAAGCGGAATAATTGATGCCGGTCGCAACGTCGCCCGCAACCGTCGTGTAAAGACGGACGTAACGGTACAGGGTACCGTTCAGATCGTTACGGATCGGGAGGACATGGCGACCAACCGCCGTATCGGCATCGGCCGGCGCGGCATTGTTGCCAAGCGACATCTTCGCAAGCTCAACAGAACCGGAAGTCATTGCTGCAACGTTGCTACCTTCGAGCGAGATCGTATAAACCTCATCTC